TGCAGGTGATACTCTTACTATTAACATCAACGGTAGTTTCGGCGCAACACTTACTGTTCCAGCCGCACCTGATAATACTGTGAGTTATATGGCCTCACTAATCAATTTACTAAACTTCCAGTTCTTGGCGGCTAGAGCAGCAGGAACAGGAACAAGCCAAAGTTTGCAATTGTTTTCTACTCAAAATGCTGGTCAATTGGGTGTAACTACACCATTTTCATTGACTGTTGCAGGAACAGGAACACTTCTTGCTGACTTGGGTATTTCTGCTGGTACATACTATCAGCCAGGTTTCGATTATGGAACTTCTGCTGAACAGCCACTTTGGACTACTGGTCAAACATTCCCTAGACCAAGTGGTTCAGTTTGGCTCAAAGTCGGAACAGCTGGATCTGGCCTAAACACTGCAATTTCTGTTTGGAATAGTACTTTAAATACTTGGGTACCTAAAACAGTATCCTACGCTACTTCTGACGTTGCTGCTACTAATGCACTTGATTCAACTGGTGGTAAGAATATTCCAGCCGGAACAGTATATACTCAGTATGATTTTAATGTAGCTACATTTGCTTCTCAGGCTTCTCCTCCTCTATATTATTGGGAAAGACTTGCAACCGGTCCAACGATAGTTACGGGCAGCGTTACTAATCCAACATTTACTGTTGGGCCCTATTCTCTTGAGGTGATAGTGTCTTTGCCGGGAACAGGAATTAGTGGCACTTACTCAATAACATTAGGTGATGACACTGATGCTACAGATTTTGTAAATGAGTGGAATAGTACTGCTATCCCTTATACAACTGCTACTGTAACCGATGCAGGAGCAATTCAGATTACACATACCCAAGGTGGTGAAATCTACATGAATGATAGAAGCAACACTACAGGCTTGCCCACTACTCCATCATTACTAAGCGCCGCAGGATTCATTCCTGGATCAACATTAGGAGTGAAAAACGGATTTGGTGACCCTTTTGTCTTCCAGCCAGTGCAATCATCAAGTAGTGGATTAGGTGCAAACCTATCTATTAATGTTGGAACAGCTTATGGAAAATATTACGTTAACCCTACAAGCTTTCCTAATGCAGGATCAGGTTTTGCAGTCGGTGATACCGTAACTTTCTTAGGAAGTGCTATGGGCGGCACAGCGCCTACTAATAATCTTGTTGTTGAAGTAACAGCAGTTGTTTCTGGTGCAGTCACAGCTATTACACCAGTTAGTGGCGTAGCAGTAGCAAACTATACTACTCAGTTATCAAACTGGGTTGAATTTGATATGACTGCAAACGAAGGTGCACCGGTAGCTGCTCCTGCTAACCTAACTAATTGGTTCTACTCAGTTGTTGACGAAGTAGATATCATGGTTAACACATCAGCTGGATGGAGAGGATATAAGAATGTCAATTATGACGCTAGTGGTTTCCCACTCCCAAGCGGTACAAACTTAACGGATCCAAACGGACCAATCGTAAGTGCAAGTGAACCAACTGTACAATCAGACGGAACTGCTTTGGCATACGGCGACATTTGGATCGATACATCTGACTTAGACAATTATCCAATCATTAATCGTTGGCAGCAAGTTGATACCGTTGATCAGTGGGTAAGAATTGATAATACTAACCAGACAAGTTCAACCGGCGTAGTATTCGCTGACGCTCGTTGGGCCCTTAACGGTACAACTAACCCAGTTGACGATCCTATCCCATCGATTGTGAGCTTGCTATCTAGCAATTATTTGGATTTGGATGCGCCAACTACGTCACTTTATCCAGTAGGTATGCTATTGTTCAACACTCGTCGTTCAGGGTACAATGTTAAGCAATACCGCACTAACTACTTTAACACAACTCAATTCCCGGATGAGACACTTCCGGTTGAGAAGGCCGCATGGGTTTCAGTAAGTGGTCTAGAGTCAAGCGGTGCTCCTTATATGGGTCGTAATGCCCAGAGAGCAATGGTTGTTCAAGCAATGAGAGCAGCAATTGATTCTAACGGTGCAATTCGTGATGATGACAATCCATTCAACTTGATTGCAACTCCGAATTATCCTGAATTGCAACCTAACATGATTACTCTTAACAATGATCGTGGTCAAACTGGATTTATTATCGGTGACACACCAATGAGACTGCCAGATGACGCAACTGCAATTCAAGCGTGGGCAACAAATGCTGCTGGCGTATCATCAACCGGAGAAGAAGGTCTAGTAACCCGTGATACTTATATGGGTCTATTCTATCCATCAGGGATTACTAATGACTTGCGTGGTAATTTAGTAGCAGTTCCCCCATCACACATGATGATTAGAACTATTCTTCGCAACGATAGTATCGCTTATCCTTGGTTTGCCCCAGCAGGTACTCGTCGTGGGGTAATTGATAACGCAGCGTCAATCGGTTACATTGATTCAATTACAGGTGAGTTTGTTCCAATCAAGACAAGAATAGGAATTCGTGACGTATTATATACTAATCAAATCAACCCACTCGTGTTCTTCACTGGAAATGGTTTGTTGAACTACGGTAATAAATCAAGCTTTAATTCACAGTCAGCACTTGACAGAATTAACGTTGCAAGACTTATTGCTTATCTTCGTCGTCAATTGACAGTCGCAGCAAGACCGTTCATCTTTGAACCAAATGATGCGCTGACAAGACAAGAGATTTCAGGGGTTGTCCAAACACTTCTAGTTGATCTTGTTGCTAAGAGAGGCATCTACGATTATCTTGTAGTTTGCGACGAATCAAATAACACTCCTGCCCGTATCGATAGAAACGAGCTTTGGGTAGATGTTGCAATTGAGCCAGTTAAGGCAATTGAGTTCATCTACATTCCGGTTCGTGTCTTCAATACTGGAGAAATTGCAGGATTAGCAAATGGGCTACCACAAGACTAATATTATAATAAAATATCAACGGGTGCTTTCGGGCACCCGTTGATAAAAAGATAAATACTTATAACAGGAGAATATAAAATGGCAACAGCCTCACAATCATTGTTCAACATGACCGTAGCATCTGATAACGCAGGCGGCAACCAGGGTCTGTTGATGCCTAAACTACAGTTCCGCTTTAGAGTCAATTTCTTGAACTTTGGGGTTGATGTCAACGGTGGTCTACAACTTACCAAACAAGTAGTAGATTGCACTCGTCCTAATCTTACATTCGATGAAGTCACACTTAACGTGTATAACTCAAGAATGTATGTAGCTGGTAAGCACACTTGGAGCGAATTGACTGTCAACATCCGTGATGACGCATCTGGATCAGTCTCAAAGGCTGTCGGTCAGCAAATTCAAAAGCAATTTGACTTTGTTGAGCAGGCATCTGCTGCAACTGGACAAGACTATAAGTTCCAAACTAATATTGAAATTCTAGATGGTGGTAACGGAGCACTTGTTCCTACAGTTCTTGAAACTTGGGAATGCTACGGTTGCTTCATCAAGTCAGCTAACTACGGTCAGTTAAACTATGCGACTAACGATCCTGCAACTATTGCACTATCAATTCGCTATGATAACGCAATTCAAGCACCGTTGACAAGTGGTATCGGCCAGTTTGTTGGAAGAGCACCTCTTGGTTCAGCTGGTTCTGCAACGGGTATCGGCACACTATAATAGTTAGGGCATACCATGTCTTTAGGTAATTGGGGTGAAAGTTTACAGAATAGTGCTGCCGGAGATTTCTTCGGCAGCCAAATCCTTAGAGACTATACACATGCCTCTAAAATATTTAAACCTAATTCGTATGCAAACACCCCTAAATTCAAATTTCTATTCCACACATTCTTTGATATTAATCCTCAGGCGTATTTTTCAGATGCCAACTATGGTATTTTAGTGAAGGAAGTTAAACTACCTTCATTCAATTTTACCACTCATCAAATGAATCAATACAACAGAAAAAGAATAGTGCAAACTAAAATCAAATATGATCCTATAGAAATATCCTTTCATGATGATAACGGCAACGCTATAAACAAATTGTGGGAAGCATATTACAAATATTACTACACAGACGGCTCAAAGCCTTCTAATGTGCTGAGAGCCACACGCGGTGCTAATTCTGCTACTGACGAGGATGGTGACTCACCTCTACGAACTACAGAATCATATAATTATAGAGACATCTATGAAGATGATGCAGGGTGGACCAATTGGGGTTTTTCTGGAGGCAGTAATGAAGATTTCATTGACGCAGGCGTTAAACTACCGTTCTTTAATAACATAACAGTCTTTGGTTTTAACCAACATGACTTTACTGCGTACACGCTTATAAATCCGATGATCACTAATTTTGCACACGATACTTACAAATATGATTCCGGAAACGGTACTATGGAAAATAGAATGACTATAGATTATGAAACTGTAGTCTATAACGCTGGTAACTTAGATGGAAGAAGTCCAGGAGATATCGTAACCGGGTTCGGCAGCGAAGCAACATATGACCGCACACCAAGTCCAATTACCCCAACAGGTACCAACGGTACTGTATTAGGGCAAGGCGGGCTAGTAGATGGCGCAGGCGGCTCAGTCCGATCACTGCAATCCGGAAGTTCAACATTTGCCGCTGCCGCAGCAGAACAGCAGTATAATAATACTAAATTTCCAAACTTAAATACAAATGTTCAATTAGAACTTAATCAAATGTTCGGCGACTCAGCTACAAACGTCCCATTGAATAGAAATACACCGTTCAATATTCCAAACGCAAGTCAAACTCCTGGCTTCGCCGGATTAGGGGGATCACCTACTATAGGAGCAGCACGCTCCCCTACAGTAATAACGAACGAGCCGACAGCAGGAAATCAATTTAACGGTAATTCTAATGTTACCGGATTCCCAGTAGAAGCTCCGTTTGGATCAGATCCAAATCCCATATTCATATAAAGACCGTTACATATAGTATAAATAGTATTATGGCTATATTTACTATTACTCCCACCGACAGCGCAGTAAGAATTTTTGATAATTTTTACTCCACAAGACTCAGAGTGAATGCTACAGACTGGGATGTAGTGTACTCATTTTTCTTGGGTAACTCAAACGACAAAACTGAAGCCAGTACGTTTGCATCACTTTTGTTTAGAATTGCGCAAGAAGGAAACTACAATGTTCTTGATTTATTAGCAACTATTAAAGGTAAAACTAATAAATTGCAGATGAACCAAGTCATATGTTACTATCTTAACACATTTAGACCAAAAGCATCGTTATATGGTGTTGGTATCATTCCAAGGCCTAATGAACCAGTTCAGAGAAACGTAGTCATGTGATATGGCTAGATATGCTCAGGGGATATATGTTCCTAAAAATCCACAAAAGTATATAGGTAATCATAAACCCAGATATCGTTCTGGTTGGGAGCTTACCTTTATGACATTCTGTGATACTAACAGCAATGTCATATATTGGGCTAGTGAGTCAATGCGAATTCCATATAAGCATCCATTGACTGGAAAACCAACCATATATGTTCCTGATTTCTTTGTAGTTTATGAGAACAAGTTCAGTAAAAAAATAGCAGAAGTAGTTGAAATCAAACCTAAAAAACAAAGCGTCATTGAGAGTAAAGTAGTGAATGCTAAAGATAGAATGGTTGTTGCAATTAATCATGCTAAGTGGCAAGCTGCGGCGCAGTATTGCAAAGCTCAAGGGTTCGGCTTTCGTGTAATAACTGAAGATGACATTTTCAGAAATGGGAAGAAGTAAAACTAAATACTCATATGACAAAAAAACTAGAACAACTTTTTGAACTTTCTTCGTCTGTCGAAAATGACCTAACTATTCCACTTCCGGATATGACGGAAGAAGTAACTGAAAACGCACTTAGCACCTTAGATAAAATTGAAGCTGCGTTGCCCCAAGTAAAAGGGTTAGAAGCTGCTGATACTGAGATGGACGAGCTGGCACAGATGGCTACCTCAAGTTACAAAGACTTGATGGACTTGGGTATGCAAGTAGAATCACGCTTTAGCTCAGAAATCTTCAATAGTGCAAGTAGTATGCTAGGACACGCTATTACTGCTAAGACTGCAAAGATTAATAAGAAGCTCAAAATGCTTGATTTGCAAATGAAAAAAGCACAATTAGATGCTAAAAATGCAGCTAAAACCGAAGAAATAGAATCTACCCCATTGGGAACGGGTCAATCGCTTGATCGCAATGACCTACTTAAAATGTTTAACACTAAAAACAAAGAGTAATGATAAATATATCATAAAGCTATTCAAGGATCCTATATGCGCAGTTTAAAACAATACATTGTTGAGAGTGTTCACACTTACAATTACACTATTAAGATCGCCGGACACGTTGATAAGAATTTTCTTGACATGTTCAAGTATAATCTTAACAAGTTTGACCCGATCAAAATTTCTGATCCCGTTTCAACGCCGATTCAGAAAAGCCCTTACGGGTTTCCTGATTTAGAAAACGAACCAGTTCACATCATTAAAGCAGAATTTCGCTATCCTGCAAACGAACCTATGATTCAGCAAATTGCGCAGTTGTTGGGTTATAATGTAAACTATGTTCGTGTTGTTGGCACCAACTTTGATGACAGCATCAATAGCGAGAGCGAAGGCTACGCTAACGAAGCTTCGCATAGTCCTGTATTGAATCACGAAGAACTAGAAGAACAGCCAGGCGCTAAGGAAGCTGCTAAGGCATACGGCAATAGCTATCTTGATAGCATTCAAGATCAAATGAAAGATAATACAATCGACATTCCTTACGAAGGTAAGAAGACACCCAACGCATTTGATCCCTTCAAGCCAGAATCGCAGATGGCCTCAATGGGCAAAGAAAGCCCAATGAGCAAAATCACTCGCCCGGCTAAGCCACAGACAGGAAGAGGATAATTTGATGAAAGACATTATGCAAAAACTAGCTGAGTTAGAAGCTACTGCTCCTAAAGTCACTAAGAAAAGAATGTTGAGAGAAGATTCAACTACTCCTCCGATGAAAGTAGCAAATAAGCCAGCAACGCTTAAAGATGTATTTGAAAATATGGCAATGCAAAAGCCTATTCCTGTTGTAGGAAAACAAGGCGATACCCAGTCGACTGGCGCAGGCTTCTTAAACATCAATGATACTTCTCCTGCAGGACAAGCAATGCAGAAAGCATTGACTGATTTAGCAGCACAAGGTAAAGCTCAGATTGTTGTACCAACTCAGCCCGGACAACAGCCGCAGGCTACTGCTGCTGGTCAACCTAACCCAAATCAAATGCAGGCAGGTCAACAAGCAATGCAAGAAGAATCATCTGCTAGCGGCTCTAAAGAAGAATTGGCCAAAGAGATTTATAAAATTTACGATAGAATCCGTCAGCAAGAAAACAGCGGAGTTGTCGGTAGCTTACCTCAGATGAGTAAGAAACTTGAACAGTTAAAATCTACTTGGAATTACAACGAAGACCCGATTAAATTAGGATTACAACTATGGCAGCAGTATCATGCCGATCAGAAAGCAGCCAAATCAGCAAATGATATCTCCAACAAAGCGATAGAACGACCACAGCAAAAATCATTTATGGGTCGTATGGCAGACAAAGCTAAACAGGCTGTTGGCATGAAAGAAGGTAAAAAGGTTGATCGCATGGTCAAGCACATTGAAAAGTCTGAAAAGAAATTAGGCAAGTCAAAAGGCGAAGCAGAAGATATTGCATGGGCAACTGCTAATAAGCGCGGCATGCTTGACAACAAGAATAAGAAAAAAGTTAAAGAGGGCGATCTTCCATCATCTGCTGGCGTAGATACTAAGGGAGCTGGCTTAGGCGCTGGCCGTAGTCCAACAACATTAGAAGGAAAAACTATGAATAAGAAAGCAAAGCCAGATTTCCTTGATATCGACAAGGATGGCAACAAGAAAGAACCAATGAAGAAGGCAGCAGCCGACAAAAAGAAAGCACCAGTTAAAGAAGGCATGAATGGCCGTATTGCTGCTGCTCGTCATGAAGGCCGCGCTGATGGATTGCGTGGCGCTGCGAATCGTATCAAGCATTATGATGATCTTGAAGAAGCTCGTGCTTATCACGCTGGATACAAAGATGGTCTTGATGA